GGAAGAGAAAATTTCCACGTGGAAGATTTTCAACAACCGATTGAAGAAAAAGTATTACATTTAAACACTTCAACTTTATCAATAGAAGAATGCGTTAGCAGAATAAAAAAATACATCAATGAGTAGAAAGTATGCAATGTACATCGGAAGATGGCAGAACTGGCACAAAGGCCATGAGTGGCTAATCAATCAACAGCTTAATCAAGGCAAAGACGTATGGGTTGCAATTAGAGACGTTCCTGAAGACGAGAATAATCCAAAATCCGCTTACAAAGTCATGTTAGATTTAATCGAGGAGCCATTCTTTAAAGAAAACATAGACAAGATCCTAGTATCAATCATACCAGATATCGAATCTGTAAACTATGGCAGAGGAGTTGGATACGAAGTAGTGTATCACGAACCACCAACAGAGATATCAGAAATTAGTGGAACTAAAATTAGACAAGGAATTATAGACAATGAAGGTAGAACGCAAGAGACACATAGCTAAAACAATAAGCTATAGAGTTATAAGTACAATGATTGGATTTGCCATTATGTGGACGGTGACAGGTAGTGTTAAAATTGGGGCAGCTTTTGGTGTAGCAGAACTTATATACAAACCAATACAGTATTACATCCACGAAAGAATTTGGTACAAATGGATCAAATACGGATTAAAAAAGTAAAAAGTGCTTTCTCAAAAAAGCATATATTTATATATACAAACAAAAATTAAAACCTTATGTTATTCGGAATCATCGTCGTATTAGTAGCAGTAGCAGTTGCTATCCTATTAAACAAAGCAAAACTAAATAAATTAGTAAATCAAGTTGAAGAAGCTGTAGCTCCAGCAATCGAAGAAGTTAAAGAAGTGGTAGAAAAAGCCGCCGAAGTAGCTCCTAAGAATAAAATTGTTGCTGAAGTAAAAGAAGTAGCTAAAGAAGTTAAAACTACAAAATCAGCGCCAAAGAAAACAGCTCCTAACAGAGTCTCTGTAAAAAAATCTAAATAATATTAAATATTAACGAATGAGCCCGCCACAAGCGGGCCATTTTTGTTACATATTTATAGCAAATTAAGTTATGGCAAAAATTACAGACGAACAGTTACAAAAACTAAATTCAATAAAGCAAGACGCTTTAGAAGTTGCTTCAACTCTTGGAGAACTAAACTACCAAAAGATAACTTTGGATCTAGAAATAGAAAAAGAAAAGCTTAAAATTGTAGATATAAAATCCAGAGAGTCACAAATATTTGAAGAACTTAACTCAATTTACGGAAACGTTTCCATAAATACAGAGACAGGCGAAATCAGCTAAAGTGTTTTGAATCAAGTGTTGATATTTATTACTAGATAAAAATAACATAAATGGCCGAAACATTAATTAGCCCCGGAGTTTTCTTACAAGAAAACGATTTATCACAAATAACACAAGGTCCAGTTGCAGCAGGCGCAGCTATTGTAGGTCCAACAGTGACCGGTCCGGTTAATATCCCAACTTTAGTAACATCATATTCTGAGTATAAGGCATTATTCGGAGCTTCTTTCGTTTCAGGAGGATCAGCTTACGAATACTTAACAGGCATTGCTGCTTTGAACTATTTCGAACAAGGCGGTGAATCTCTGTTAGTTACAAGAGTCGCTTCAGGATCTTACACCCCAGCTACAGCTGACGTAACTACTCCTGGTGGAACTTTCGCTAAATTAAGCGCTGGTTCTATTAACGTTTCTGGTATCTACTCTGGTAGTGGTATTTTAACACTTAACGGTATTCAATTTAAAGCAACTGCTTCTGCAGCTTTAACAGGACCTAATCCTCCAGTAAATACCGCTACAATAATATACACAGCTACTGGATCTAACGATCAAGCTAGCAATACAGTATTTGCCGCTACAGCGAGTTTATACTCTTCTAGAACAGGCGTTGTTATCAACACTGTAATAGGTGCAGGACCATTCTTTAGCATCACAGCTAGCGTACCTGGTACAATATCTAACGGTATTCAAATAACTTCTGGTAGTAACTTATACACTTTAATAGGTGGTACAGATGTAACGTCTTTCACTCTTGAAACGTTGACTGCTGGAACTGTAATGAATAACAGTTCAGCTTCATTCGCAGCTAGCGCTTCAAACGGAGCTTTAGTTTCTGGATCTACGGCAAACGTTAGATTTGAAATTACTTCAACTGATACAGGATCCGGTTTATTCAATATGATCATCAGAAGAGGCGATGACTTCGAAAATAGTAAAACAATATTAGAAACTTGGAATGGTCTTTCTTTAGATCCAAACCAAGGCAATTATGTAGCTTACGTTATAGGCGATCAAGCTTATACAGTAGCAACAGACGATTTAGGAAACAACTACTTACAATTGACCGGTTCTTACGCAAATAAGAGCAAGTATGTAAGAGTTAAGTCGGTTAATTTAGCTACACCAAGCTACTTTAACTCTTATGGTCAACCTTTATCTCAATATACAGCATCTTTACCAAATTCAGGATCTGGTTCATTCAACGGATCTTTCGGTACAGCAACAGGCGCAATATGGGGATCTTTTGGAGTAGAAAAAGTAAACTTCTTCGAAAATATTCCTAACATCGCATCTTCTAATATTATTGCGAATTCAAATATTCAAGGCGTACACCCAGAAGATTACACAGTGGCTCTTAACTTATTAGGAAATAGAGACGCTTACGATTTCAACGTATTATATACTCCTGGTTTAACAAGCACTAACGCACCATCAGCAGTGAACTCTGTTGTAAACGTAGCTCAAACAAGAGGAGATAATATTGCAGTAATCGATATGGTTGGTTACGGTCAACAAATTAATGCTGTTGTAGGCGCAGCTCAAGCTTACGATAACTCGTACGCAGCTACATACTGGCCATGGTTACAAATCAGATCTAGAGAGACAGGCAAATTAAATTTCGTTCCAGCTTCTACAATCGTACCAGCTGCTTACGAATACAACGATAAAGTAGCTGCAGAATGGTGGGCACCAGCCGGTTTAAACAGAGGCGCACTTCCAACTGTTTTACAGCCAGAGCGTAAATTGACTTCTAACGATAGAGACAGATTATATCAAGGATCAGTTAACCCTATCGCTACATTCCCTGGAGTTGGTACAGTTATCTACGGTCAAAAGACTCTACAACAAAAAGCATCTGCTTTAGATAGAGTAAACGTAAGAAGATTGTTAATTTCTCTTAAGAGTTATATTGGTCAAATCGGTGAAACTCTTGTATTCGAGCCTAACACTCAAGTTACTCGTAATAAATTCATAAATCAAGTTAATCCTTATTTAGAATCTGTACAACAAAGACAAGGTTTATATGCATTCCAAGTTGTAATGGACGAAACTAATAACACTCCATCAGTAATAGATAGAAACCAATTAGTAGGAACTATCTACTTACAACCAACTAGAACTGCTGAATTTATCCAATTAGATTTCAATATCTTACCAACAGGAACAACTTTTGGTCAATAATAACAAACAAAACAGAAAATGAACGATAATACAATTATTAGAATTAAAGTACCAGCGAGTTTATACGAGAGTGTAAAGGCTAAGTTAATGATCAAAGAAGAAACTGAAACTCCTGTAAAAGAGGGCAGCACAAGAGGACTGGATGCAGAAACAATCGAGGCTGTTAACAGAGCGCTTAAAATGATAATGCAAGAAATAAACGTAGAAAAGGATCCCCAACAAAGAGACTTGCTTAAAAAAACTACAGTAAACCTTGGTCAAATTTCGCAATTTTTACAAACAAAATGGGCTAGAAAAGGCGCAGAGTCTATGAACGAAGCTAAGAAATTAGATCCTAAAAAAGCTGCTGAAGAGAAGAAGAAAGCAGAAGACAAGAAAAAAGCTGAAGAAAAGAAAAAGAAAGAAGCTGAAGCTAAGAAGGTTGCTGACAAAAAAGCTGCTGACAAAAAGAAAGCAGACGCAAAGAAAAAATAAGTACAGTAATATTTATACTAAATACAAGAAAAAATGCCAGTATTAGACCCTAACGAAATTATGTTTACGTCGTTCGAACCTACAGTTTCTAACAGGTTCGTAATGTACATAGACGGCATTCCTTCATACATGATCAAAAAAGCAGACGCTCCAGGTGTTACTTTAAATGAGATCAAATTAGATCATATCAACGTTTATCGTAAGATCAAAGGAAAAGCTGAGTGGAGAGACATGAGTTTGTCATTGTACAACCCAATTTCTCCATCAGGTCAACAAGCTGTAATGGAATGGGTGAGATTACACCACGAGTCTGTTACAGGACGTGATGGTTACTCTGACTTCTATAAGAAAGATTTGAACCTTTCAATTATCGGACCAATTGGAGATATCGTTTCCGAGTGGATTATCAAAGGAGCTTTCATTAAAGAAGCCACTTTCGGTAACTACGATTGGGCTACAACAGATCCTACAGAATTGACAATCTCAGTTGGAATGGACTATTGCATCTTGAACTACTAAGAACATACAAATATTCATATTAAGGCCGCAGCTTATCACTGCGGTCTTTTTTTGTTCCCGGAAATTTGTTTAATTTATATTTATAGATAAAAAAGTTATTAATATGTCAGAACAAAAATTTACGGTACCAACCGAAATGATCGACCTTCCTTCTAAAGGTCTAGTTTACCCAAAAGAAAATCCATTATCTTCAGGAAAAGTAGAAATGAAGTACATGACCGCTAGAGAGGAAGATATTCTTACAAACGTGAATCTGTTACGTCAGGGCTTAGCGATTGAGAAGATGCTTAAATCACTTATTAAAAGTCCTATAAACTATGAGGATCTGACTCTGGGTGATAGGAACGCGCTATTGGTCGCAGCTAGGATATTGGCTTACGGTAAAGATTACACGTTTAGCTACAAGAATCCAAATACCTTAGAAGAAGAGAAAGTTGAGTACGACTTACAGAATTTAAAGTACAAAGAAATTGACGAATCGTTATTCTCAAATAAGAACGAATTTAGCTTTGATTTGCCTTTTTCAAAGAACACGGTTACTTTTAAAATCCTTACTATTGGCGACGATAAAAAGATTGAGGAAGAGTCTAAAGGCATTAAAAAAGCTTTAGGACAAGAAGCAGGATCTTCTTTAAAATTGAAGTACCAAATTACTTCAGTTAACGGAGACTATTCAGTAAAAACAATCAGAGACTTCGTAGATTCAGGAGCTTTATTATCAAGAGATTCAAATCCACTAAGACAATATATCGCTAATATCTCTCCGGATATCGATATGAACATCAATTTTACGTTAAAGGACGGAACGGAGGTCTCAATTGATCTGCCGATGACGGCAGAGTTTTTTTTTCCCGGGAGCGGATTATAGAGCATCATTCATGACCGAAGTATTTGAGTTGACCTACCACGGAGGTGGTGGGTTTACTTATACTGAAGTTTGGAACATGGACGTGCCAAAAAGAAAGTTTAATCTTAAAAAGATAAACGAGCATTTGGAAAAGGTTCAAGAGATGAGAGATGAGCAAAATCAGAAGATTACCGAGAAAACAGATACAAATAAGCTAAAAATCCCAGATTTCATAAAAACGCCTTCTGACGATAATACTTTTGTATCCAAAGTAAAACCTAGGTCTTAAATATTTATTTTAGACTAAACCTCCTCAATGGCTAACGAGAATCAAAATACAGGACCTGATAATAGACGTCCGGATATCAACGAAACGATATCTTCGCTGAAATACGCAAAGGAATCCAGAGATGCTCAAGACGATGTAAATAAAGCTTATAAAGATTCCATTAATCTATTGGAAAAAATGAATAAGCTCATACAAGATTCTGTGTCAAAAACGCAGACTTACGAAAAGAGCAAAATCAATACCAATAGATTAGAAAGAGAGTTAGAAAAAATTGCTGCAAAAAGAAAGACAAACGAAGATAACTTAGCCAAACTTAATCAAGCTGATAGAGTAATTGCCGAGGAATACGTTAAGAATCTCGATAAGAGAAAAAACTTAGAAGATAAACTTATTCGAGCTAGAGCGGCAGGAAACAACAAATACGCTCGTGATTTGCAAATTGAATTGCAAAACACTCAAGGTATCATAACGCAACAAGAAAGCTCTCTTGAAATAGAAACGCTTAAAGCCGTACAACTTACACAACAACAACACACCCTTGAAGAGAGAATTAAAGGCTTAGGTGAAGAAATAGCAAAAGAGAAAGAAGTTAAAAAACAAGTAGGACTTACAGGTACTTTATTAAAATTATCAAATAAATACTTAGGAGTAGGAGGAGATCTGTACGGAAAAATAGTAGAAGAAACTAGAGAAGGAGAAAACACTACAAAAAAATGGGTATTAACAACAGGAGTTTTAGTTGGAGCATTCGCCGCAGTTACAGCAGGTATTGGCCTAATAAATAAAGGAGTTACAAGTTTAACGGGAAGTGGAGGTCCAATATCAAAATTAGTTTCTCCATTCACTGAATTAATATCTAAAATACCTTTAGTTGGAGGATTGATTGGCGGCATAGTTGATATGTTAGCAAATGTCGCAGATTTTGCAACTATCGCAACATCCGCAACTGAATTATTTGCAAGGAGATTGGGTACATCTTACGAACAAGCGAGTAGGTTAAGAAAAGAATTTAGTGATATTTCAGCAAATACAGCAGATTCTTTTTACAACTCTCAGAAATTATTAGATTCTACTTTAGAATTATCAGACGCATTAGGTATTAATAACAGATTGTCTAACGACATCGTTATGGCTAATATAAAACTAAAAGAGTTAGGAGAATTAGACCTGGATACTAGAAAACAACTTGCTATTGTTGCAACTCTTACAGGTAGAGATCAAGTAAAATTAGCTTCTACTCTTAATGCACAAACTCAACAATTAAATAAAACTTTAGGAGTTAGTTTTAAATGGCAACAAATAACTAAAGAGGTAGCAAGTCTGTCCGGTTACCTAGGATTAGCATTTACAAAATATCCAGAAAAATTACAAAAATCTCTGATGATAGTGAAAGCCACTGGATTGGAGATGAAACAATTGGATAACATAGCGAACTCTTTATTAGATTATGAATCTTCTATAGCAAGCGAATTTGAAGCTCAACTTTTAACAGGAAAAAATATAAATCTTTCAAAAGCTAGAGAATTATTTTTAAATAATAAATTAGCTGATGCAGCACAAGAGATAACTAAACAAGTTGGATCAGCAGAAGATTTTTTAAAAATGAATAGATTCGCTGCAGAAGGTCTAGCTAAGAGTTTTGGAATGTCTAGAGACGAATTAGCGAACATGCTTAAAGAGCAAACATTATTTGCTAAAGTAGGAGCTACTGATTTAAAAACATATCAAGAGAAGTTGGTTGCGATGAAGGAAGCGGGGAAAACTCAAGAAGACATTGCTAAATTAGTTGGAGACGAAGCGGCATCTAATTTCTTGAATCAAACTGCCACAGAAAGAATAGCAAATTTCTTTGATAAAATAAAACAATCTTTTGCCGATATTTTAAGCGATCCTACATTTAAAGTGTATTTAGACAAGTTTATGAAGTTCGTAGAAAATCCAGAAAATATAAAGAGTTTAATAAATGGATTAATAGGATTTGTTGGCCTTATGATAAAATCTATAGCGGTATTGCTAGAAGGTTTAGATATGCTTCCTTTTGTTAGTATTGATAAGGGCATAACGGATTCTTTGAGAGGATATGCAAATCAAATAGAGTCCATGAAATTAGGAGGTCTATCTCCAGAGCCTACAACAGTTGGAGCTGCGGTAGTAAAATCTGCCTCTCCTTCCACCGCAGCGTCATCTCTTAGTACACCCGGATTAATAGGAGGCGGAAATTCTACACCACAATACGCTGTATTTCAAGGAAACATAATTGCACCTGATTCTAGAATATTAGCCGGTTATACCACACAAGGTTATCTAACGCCTTACGGAAGTACTGATAAAACAACTGGAAAACTAACCCAATAAACTAACTAATGCCCCTTATAGATTTAAAAACAAATTTGAAATCGTTAAAATTCGGTAACGATCTACCAGGATACGGTTCCTCAGGTTTGCCTTATATACAAACTACACTGCCTAATAACAATTCTGGCAATATGAAACCGCTATTTAATCCGACTTCAACAGGCGGA